TTTGCTTAGTTCTGGATCATATGCTGGTGGTGGTGGAGGCGGCGGTGGCAGCGATGACTCCGGAGGCTTTGGCGGCCTTTATGGCGGCGGCGGTGGTGTGGGAAATAGTCAAGGTATATCGCCGGGGAATGGTGCGCAAGGCGCTATAATTATTCAATATACTGCGGCTACGACTAGCACTGTCCTTCTTACTACCACAGGAAACAACATTTGGTATTATCCAGCCGGATTAGTTGTCACTTCTCCTATAAGCGTCGCTGTAATTGGTGCAGGAGGCAATGGAATTGTAAATCCAAACTCAGCAGGCTCTATCGGCGGCGGCGGTGGTGGATTTTCATTATCAAGTAACGTGTATTTAAGTGCAAATTCTACGTATGCATATTATTATATACCATCTGGTGGTTCAACATCTAATGTATATTTTAACACATTAAGTTCTGGTCCCCCTAGTAACCCTACTAACGGTGCTTTAGCAAGAAGTGCTACTGGAAATGTCGGTGGTAATACTACGGGGGCTGTTGGGAATGTTCTCACCTATGGTGGAAATAGTTACACTAGTACGACTTCAGGTTTTAGTGGCGGTTCTGGCGGTGGTGGTGCAGGCGGACCATCAGGTAATGGTGGTTTTGGTGTAGGAGCAAACTCCAACACCGGAACCAATTCTGGCGGCGGCGGCGGCGGGGGTGGCCAGCTAATCGTCGCTTTTTTTGCACAATATGGGCAGGGTACCAGTAATGCTGTCCCATACGCAGGAGGATGGGGACAAGGCAATCCCTCCAGTGGTGGAAACGTCGCAAATGGTGATGGACAAAACGGAACAATTAATCTTTATGGACCGGGTGGCGGCGGCGGGCGCGGCAATAGTTTAGGAACATATTTAGCCCCCGGTGGTGGCGGCTTGGGTGGAAATGGTGGTCATGCAAATATATATACTATCACTGCCGGAGCATATGTTGGTCAACTTGTAGGACCGGGCGGCGGCGGAGGAGGGGGCGGCGGCGCTAATGGAGTCGGTTCAGCCGGTTCTCCGAACTATGGGGGGTATGGTGGAAACGGCGGTCTATTTGGCGGCGGTGGCGGCGGCGCTGGTGGCACAGGCGTATCACGTTCATATTTAACTACTGGAGGATTCGGCGCTCAAGGTGCGATTATTCTCACTTATTATAGTCAACCGGTCGTGCAAACCTCTAATATGCTTATGATGTTTTTTTAAGAAATGGAACTTACATAATGACGATAGTACCATCAGGAATAATCAGTTTGGGTGGAATTGTCCAATCATCCGGACTAAATGAATCAATTGAATACGAATTATATCAAAACGGTAAAGGCTATAATGGATCGGGGAATGCTACTATTTCTCTAAATGATGCTGCCGTAAGAACCCTTGCTGGAATTCCTTCTGGACCCATTTCATTTGCCGACCTATATGGAAAAACTGCATTCAGTCCAACCCTTCATATTCATACAACAACTGGCTCCGGAACAGAAACTATACCAGTGGGTGCGGCGACAATGGTAATTGAAGTTTGGGGAGGCGGCGGTGGTGCTGGTATTGGTACGAAAACAGGTGCTTCTACTGGCGGCGGTGGTGCTGGTGGTTACTCTAGATCATCGTATAACGTGATAGGATATTCGGGACAAACCATAAATTATACTGTCGGGGCAGGCGGAACTGGAATAACTGATGGTCTAGCATCTAACGTATCATCCAATTCTTATACATTAACAACTATGCAAGGATATGGTGGTACACATTCTCCCAACAGCGCGACTTTGACTGGTGCTGGAGGAAATGGTGGTTCAGCTACAGGTGGCAATCAAGCAAACTATAATGGTATGTCAGGCGATGCAGCAGACGGTGCTGGCGGCGTGGGGGGCGAAGGTACAACAGGAAGCGTTGCTGGAGATGGTTCTCCATATGGTAAAGGTGCAGATGGAAGCACATATCCAAGTCCAGCAACTTCTGGTTATAATGGTGCAGTCGTGTTTTACTATACTTAAATCGATAAATAGTTTTAATATATTGAAGGAATTTAAATGATCACATTGGAGCTATTACAACACATGTGTCCACATACACCCACAGCAACTCTTGGGATGTTTGTTGATCCTCTTAATGATGTTGCTAAGCATTACGACATGTTGGAAAACCCGAAACGTGAAGCAGCGTTTGTGGCACAAGTTGCACATGAATCGGGAGGGTTCACCGCAACCAAAGAAAATTTAAAATATAAAGCAGCATCATTGATGAAAACCTTTCACAAATACTTTCCTTCAATGGCTTTAGCAATGGAATATGAACGCCAGCCAGAAAAGATCGCCAATCGTGTCTATGCGAATCGCATGGGCAACGGGAATGAAGCATCAGGTGATGGATGGTTATTCCATGGACGCGGATTGATTCAGTTAACTGGTCGCGACAATTACACACGTTTTGCAACTGCAATCGGTAAAACAGTTGAAGACGCTGCTGCATATATGGAAACTGCCGCTGGGGCAACCGCATCTGCTGGTTGGTTTTGGCATGCAAATAAATTAAATGCATATTGCGACACTGATAACTTTGTAATGTTGACGCGTAGAATTAATGGTGGAACTATTGGCATTGAAGATAGAAAAAGACTCTATCTTCTTGCTCTCGGTTCTATATCTCACGGTTAAGGATTATTATGTCACAACCAGTTTGGAATACACCTAGTGGAACCATTGGAACCTATCCTTCCTTAGTATCATTAACATTTCAGTTATCAGCAAGTGCAATATTGCCTGCTGTTTCTGTTACATATGCAATAATCAGCGGAAATTTACCAACTGGTCTGGGGTTAAGTACTTCTGGATTAATTTCAGGTATACCAACTTTAGTAACGGATAACACATCCTATTCTTTTGTCGTAAGAGCAACGGATAATCTTGGAAATATTAGAGATATAACATTATCTGTTACTATTTCGGGATCAGCAAATCCAAGATTTACGATTCCGGCAGGAAATTTATTGACAACTACGGATAGTACTTGGATAGAATTTCCAGTAACATATAATAATCCTATTTCAACTAATGAAGTAATTGTTAATGTTGTTGAAGGAAGACTTCCACCCGGCATAGAGATAAATGAATATGGTTTAATACGCGGGTATGCACAGCCTCCTGTAATTCAAGTAAATCTGCAAGCAGAGACTACAAATATCGTAGCAATCAGTAATAATCAATTAATATGCCTGAGCACTGCTGGGTTTGAAATTAATAGACCTATAGTATTTTCCGGAACAACATTTGGTGGATTAGTTGCTGGTCAGACATATTATGTTTTATCAATCATTGATCAAAGCACTTTTACTATTTCCAACACTGTTAATGGAAGCCCACTGTCACTGACCAATGGGGTTGGTTATATGTCAGCATCACTTCCTTCAATTACTGTTGGTCAACCAATAGTGCAAACGTACTCTTTTATTCTTAAACTTAACAGTATATTGGGAACTGACATTGCTTCTTATAGCATAACGGTTATTAATCAAAATACTCCTTCAAGCCAAGGAGGACCGGGCAATCCACCAAACACGAGAATACCCACAATTTATAACACGCGACCAGAAACATATTTACTTGATTCTAATCAACAAGAATTTGGTTATTACGTTCTGCCAGCAAATTCTAATGGCGCTACCTATCTTCCATCTCAGAATGCATATATAAATGAATTTAATAGTGGAGATTTCCTTGCATTTAAAATTCTTGGGCATGATTTTGACAATAATACCTTGACTTATTTATATACAGGACTGCCTGCCGGATTGACTGGTGACCCAAACACCGGATGGATTACTGGAACTCCCATGATCACTGTAAATACTATCACTGAATATTACTTTACTGCACAAGTAGTAAAAACTAATAATACTAGTATAGCATCTCCAGTATTTAATTTTTCTCTTAAGTTGACAAACCAAATTAGTGGTATAATAACTTGGGTGACAAACTCCAATCTTGGTCAAATCAATAATGGATCGGTTAGCACTCTGAGTGTGTCAGCCACATCAGATGTTCCATTGTTATATACTTTAGTATCAGGAACACTTCCACCCAACCTCACATTATACAGTGATGGTGAAATAGCAGGGACTGTGGCATATCAACCGACCTCAGCTTTATTGCCTCAAGGGGCTTCTACCACTTTCACTTTTACTATACAGGCATATTCTCCAACATTTCCAACGGTAATCAATTCCAATCAGACGTTTACCTTGACAATTTATCAAGAATTTGAATATCCGACCGACACGTTATATATTCAGTGCACACCAAGCATGCAAGACAGAAGTTTGCTCACCACATTATTAACTAATGATACTCTTATTCCGCCAGACTTTATCTATAGACCAAATGACGTAAACTTTGGTAAAGCAAAAGGTGTCATATATGAACATGCTTACGGTATCAATGCAAGTAACGTTGATCAATATATAGCAGCCGTTACTGAAAACCATTACTGGAGAAATATCACTCTTGGAAACATTGAGACTGCTGTTGCCAGAGATAATAATGGTAATATTGTATATGAAGTGGTATACAGCAGAGTCGTTGATAATCTTGTTAATCCACCTGCGGTAAATCAGAATTACAGTAATTATCAAACATATTCACAAACAAATTATGTTTCTCCTTATGGTATTAGCGTTGCTAAGCAAGTAACATGGCCATTTCCCATTCCTTTAAATCTTGGACCATGGTATACTTCAGAAGAAGATATATATGCTAGTTATATCGGCGGCACTAATACAATGGATGGGACAATAACCCAAACCGCATCATCAGGAAATGTGATCACATGTCAATCTACTCAAGGATTAAATGTCAATGATTATATCATTTTCATTGGAACTCCATTTGGTGGAGTAAACATTAATACTACCTATTACATTGTAAGCATTCTAAGCAGTACGCAAATAGTAATTTCAATGTCAGAAGATGGAACACCAGTTACTCTGACCGATTCCATAGGAAGTATGTCATTTGTTGCATGGACTGATCCTAAGGATTTCTATACAAGCCTGACTCCGGGATTTGCAGAAACAGTATATCCAAACTCATTACCTAACATGAGGCTGCAAGTTGAAGATGTGCTTGGTGATCAAAATGCAATTGGTATTCTTCCAGATTGGATGTCAAGTCAGCAAAAGAACGGATCAACTCTTGGATTTACTCCTGCTTGGGTCATTGCATATTGTTTACCCGGTTTAACCACATTACCAAATGGAACCACCGGAACCTATGCTCAGTATATTCAGTATCAAATTCAGAATAATTGGTTAAATCCAGTAGGTGAACTACAAACTCTTAATACTATAAATTTCAAGATTGATAGATTTACTGTGGATAAAAGTAATACGTATGATTATAATACAACAGTTAATCCTCATGTATGGACTTCACTTCCCAGCGCCACTCCTGCCGCGAATCCAAAAAATGAATATGATTTCTATGTGCTGTTTCCACAAGAGACAATATTACCTACAACAACACAATTAGATTTGTGATTTTTGTAATGAATAATTAAAAGCAATAAATACAATATCAAATTAGGAATTTAAGTGTGAGTCAGATCAATACCAATGGAATTAATGTAAACTATCCTGTGCCGGGTAAAAATAATTCAACACAGGGATTCAGAGATAATTTTACGCAAATTTCTGCACAGTTGAATACTGCTGGAACAGAAATTACCGACTTGCAATCTAAAGTAGTTTTGAAGGCCGCGCTGAACAATACAGTTCTTAATAATGACATGGCTAATACCTTGATTAGTAATGCATCCACAAGCGGTTTCAGAGCAACTACATATAATTTAGGTAATGCCATCGCCGGAACTGTGTTAGTTAACGTTAATCAGGCCGATGTTCAGTATGGTGCCATTACTGGAAATACTATTCTTCAGTTCGGAAACTGGTCACCCACGAATACAGAAAGCAATGTTGTGTTAAGATTGAGCATCTCTAATGCCAATGCTACAATTTCTTTGCCAAGTGCATGTGTCAATTCAAACAATAATTTTGGTGTTACCCTTTTGGAAAACTACTCAAATGTAGGTGGCGTCGCGACACTAAGTGCACCTGCAAATGTATCCATTTTGGAGTATAGATTCTCTACGGTTGATTGTGGAAATACCATTACAGTTGAACCCGTGAACCGCCCATATCAATCTACTGAGATTCAACAACGCACACCTTCACCTTATGGTTCACTGGGAGATACCGCTGGAACAGTTGCTGTTGATGCTAACTATGTTTATGTATGCACTGGAAGTTATAATTCAACATCAAATGTAGCAACACTTACAAACACATATGCAACTGGAAATCTAATCACATTGAGCAGCACGACAAATCTTACGGTTAATGCGCCAATCGTGTTTACAGGAAATGTGTTTGGTGGGCTGGTGGCAAACACCGTCTATTATGTTTCTTATCTGAGCACTCCAAATATTGCAGTAAGTGCCACCCGCACCAGTGGAACCCATGGTGCAAATTTTGCATTAAGTACTGCTACCGGAAATGCTGTCGCTTCGTATTATACCAGCGGAACAGAAATTTGGTCCCGCATACCGTTGCAAACGTGGTAAATTAAACATGGAACATCCATTTATTAAAGGACTGGAAGAAAAAACTCTTGAAGAACTTCAAGAAGTAATTTCTGGTCTGACTTCTAAATTAACTTTCGCCCACAGAACACAAAATGGTCCGCTCATACATCAGATTCAAATGGCTATGGAAAGTTATAAGAATCAACATCGTAAAAAGATGGATGCTTTGTTTGAAAAACAAAAACTAAACACTAAAATTAACATACAGTCTGAAAATGAACACAAGAATTGAAAAAGACTTCTTCTTTCAGTGCGGAGTGCACTTTAAGAATGAATATTATATAAACAATTATGATATCGTGCTCAGTTTTTTAGTTGAGACGGACTCAATGCATGAACAAAACATTGCTATGGAACGTGTCGTTCATTACGTTACTAACGTACTTCAAAATGCTGTTCTTGTCGAATCTACGCAAGAAGATACAATAAATCTATACAAAGCAGCAAAAATGAAAATCTGTGAACTTCCACAAGAACCATATGATCAAATTTTTGGTATGGTGCTTTTGCTGAAATTAAATTCCATCATGGAAGGGCGCATGAAGATCACCGACATGATAATGGGATCAATGCTTAGTGACGGAGTGAGATATAGCATCGTTGCAGAAGTTGCCGAAAGCGCGCTTAGTGGTAAACACTGGTGGAATCGTTCAAATATATGTCTGAGTGACAATGATTTAAAATGTCCAAATGGTGATAATATTTTAAAATTATTCAGTGATAACAAATGGTCTGATTTAGACCTACAGTGGAAAGAAAAATTAAAAAAATAAATTGACATGTTTTCTTTATTTGCTATAGTAGACGCAACAAGGAGACAAGTCATGGAATTTGATAAAACAGATACCGATGGTCGGCGTTATAACGAAATTACGCTGCCCGGTGGAACATTTCGTGCATACGAAGATGATCCATATACTTGTCATCAAGTAAAACAATCGCCCGACGAACCGTGCTGGTTTGAGCCAGTGCTGGCTGCATGGGATCGTGGGGAATTTAAAGAAAAGACTGCCAAGGTAGTTCGTAATCCTAAGGACAAAGGCATCCTGCGCAAAGGTCCGGATGGGCTGTATGACGTTTTCTATGATATGCCTCTGGATGAAAAATAATTCAAATTAATTGTTGACATGGCTATTTTGCTGCATTATAAGTGATGCATCGGAACACAAGGATACTTCAAATGTTTACTCTTTCGGACATCAACTCGCTGACCAACTCGCACGATGGTGACATCTACTCTGATCTTTTCAAAGATGTTCACGGATTCCGTCCGCGTGGTACGAGTTTTGTGTCTCTTGAAGACTTTAACGAAGACTTCGAGAATCTGATCGTTCAACTGAATGCTCACAACCAAGAAGAAGCTGTTCGCCAAGAAAAAAATTGGAATAAGTTCCTCGCCCGCGTCTTTGAAGTTCGTGACATTGTGGTTCAGACCACCACCGAAGATGCCATCTACATCATTGCTGATGCGGAAGGTATCACCACCGACGAACTCAAGTTCTATGGTTGGGAAATTCTTGAGCATGAACTGAACCTCAAATATGGTTCTATCAAGGCTTATCTTGCGGAAGGAGTAAATTAATGGACACGCCTGGCCAATATGATTTTGAAAATTTCGCAAAATTGTTTAGTATTTTGAAATGTCGGTTCAAAGATCAGGATAATCCCGATCTTGCTGCGTTTGTCTATATTGCAGCCTTGGTGCCATCATATGTGCCATCTGACGTATTGAAGTTTCATGTTGAGTTTAATCAAAAGGCTGTATTAGACGAGACCATCAAACAGCAAGCAAAATGGTAAATTTAATATGACCAACCCTAAAGTTACTATTAGACCAAATGGAACCAAGGAATGGTGGGTAAAAGGTCAGCTTCATCGCGAAGATGGACCTGCTATTGAATTTATAGATGGACATAAACAATGGTGGGTAAAAGGTCAGCTTCATCGCGAAGATGGACCTGCTATTGAATTTACAGATGGTCAGAAGGAATGGTATCTGAATGGCAAACTCCATCGCGAAGATGGACCCGCAGTTGAACGTGCAGATGGTTCCAAGTGGTGGTATCTAAATGGCAAGGAAGTAGATCAACTTGTTTTTTGGGTCACTACCAAGGAACGAATGAAGGTAAAATCATGAACATGGATGTAAATCAAAGACAGCTATTGATCAGTAAAAGCGATGATCTTTTTGATATTCTGCGTGATGAACAGGTTACCTTGTCCACTGCAGAATTGATTGAATTCAAAATAAATTTAGATATCTCCCCTTTATATAAGCTTCCTTTATTGAATATGTTTAAATTCGAGAGTTGTTTATTTACTAAAAATGGCAGTGAAGTAATAGCGCGTTATAACACATGGGAAAAGGCAGTTAAGGGACACCAGTTTCTTTCTGAAAAATATGGATTGACAATTCATGAAGAATATGTTATACCATAGCTATGATTGTGGATAGTTTTGGACAACAGGTATATACTGAACAAGACCTTTGTGACTTATATTTAACTAACCCCGACATTGAACTCAAAAATGTTCTCGTTGCAGAGCAGATTAAGTTTGATGTCGCGCTTGATTTAGTTAAAGTCCCAACACTGAAACAGTATGATGTAAATGATCTTGATCTTACGATTGAAGAGTTTGATCGGCGCGCGCGCAACAAATGGTTCATTCCAAACGACTATCGCGATTTTGATATTGCAAAATTTGTATTAGATCAATGCGCAGATGAAACAGAATTGCAAAGAGCAGGAGAAGAACTTCTGCTATATCAAGAACGCGATATGTTCATGCTTTTAAGATATCTCAAATATCTTGTTGACACCATGCGTCAAAACAACATTGTATGGGGCGTTGGGCGCGGCTCCAGCGTAAGCAGTTTTGTTTTATATTTGATCGGAGTGCATCGCATTAATTCACTGTACTACGATCTTTCCGCAGATGAATTTTTCAAATAGCAGTGTTTCTGAATATAAATACAAGACAGAGGAGATTAAAATGGCACAATATAGAACAGCACAGGGAAAGAGTTTAGATATGGCAGCACTCGCAGCCAGAAATGAGCGCGTTCGTGCAGTTGGGAATATGCCCGTAAATGCAAGAGGCGATACTATTGACTCACAGGGAAAAATCATCTTACCAGTGACACAGGCAACTTCGGAAGCATATAAAAGAACAGTAGCAGACCGTGCAGTAAATAATGTATCAAAAAATACGACACCCAACTATCCAGCAACAGTTGATTCAATTGAAGAATTTACTGCCGATGATCTTGGGTTTGATGATGCAGATTCAATTGAAATTGAAACGATTAAAGCACAAGAATTAAAAACCACAAGTAGAAAAACTAAGTAAGTATGGCAAACGCAGTACACATTACTAAATCTAAAATTAATAGTAAAACATTTAAAGCAACAAAAGGAACCATCTTAGTTCATGGGATGGATTTCAATGAAAGAATCACTCATTCAGGAATTATTCTTCCTGATGATGATATGAAGAGTGCTGGAATTAGGCCGCGATGGGCGCAAGTCTATGCGGTAGGTTCCGACATTCAAGATGTAAATGTAGATGATTATATTATGATAGCACACGGTCGCTGGTCAAGAGGTCAAGCAATTGAAGATGAGACCGGCGAGAAAGTAATCCGTAAAGTAGACCCTAAAGATATATTATTAATAAGTGATACTAAAATAGACGATTACACATTAAGTGATAAAGCAATTTAATAATCAATGAGGCATGAATAATGGATTCATGTGTGGACGAAAATATGTGAGACTAAGTAAGTTTCACCCATTACTCATTAAATTTTAGGGAGTGGATAAACATCTTGGCAGAATTGAAAACTGACCCCACTCCCTAAAAAACTTGATATTTTCCTTAACATAGTATATTATATAAACTCAAATAAATGAAAGTAGACAATGAAACAAAAACTTTGGGTTGAGGCTTACAGACCTACGTCTGTAAATGATTACGTATTTGTTAATGAACAACAGCAGAAGCAGGTAGAACATTGGATCGCAGAAGGCATTATTCCACACCTGCTTCTTTCTGGTAATCCGGGCACTGGCAAAACTACGCTTGCTAAAGTTCTTATTAAGGAACTTGGTGTAGAGGAATATGATGTCCTTGAAATTAATGCGTCACGTGAAAATGGTATTGATTTCCTTCGTGATAAAATCAATGGTTTTGTGCAGACTATGCCATTCGGTAAATTCAAGGTCGTTTTACTAGACGAAGCCGACTATTTGACGCAGGCATCACAGGCTGCATTACGTAATGACATGGAAGCATATGCTGATACCGTGCGTTACATTTTAACTTGTAACTATGAACACAAGATCATTCCTGCATTACGTGAAAGCCGTTGCTACAAGTTTCATATTGCCAAGCCCGATATGACTGACTTTACCACCCGTGCTGCCACTGTGCTGCTCACCGAGGGCGTTGAATTTGATTTAGATGATTTGGACACTTATGTTCGTAGCTGCTATCCTGACCTACGAAAATGCCTCAATCAATTGCAGCAGAATTCTACGAGTGGGACGCTGAGCAAACCGCAGTCAACCGGTAGTGGAGAAGACGAACTTCTGATGGTAGCCACGGAACTTTTTAAGTCTGGAAACATTCTTGAAGGTCGTCAGCAGTTGTTGCAATACATTTCATTGTATCCTACACGTATTGAGGATTTGGTTCGCTGGGCATATGATAATCTTGATCTATGGGGAAAGACTAACGAACAAAAAGATGCAGCAATCATTACTATTCGGAACACACTAGCAAATTTGCCACTAGTGGGAATTCCTGAAATAAGCATTGCTGCTATGATGGTAGAACTCACTGCCTAAATTTGGTTTCCAGTATGATCTATCTAGGTGCAAGCATTCGTTGGCCATGGTTTAAAGGCTATAAAAGTATTTATGATGACTATTTGTATAAGTCATGGAGCGTGTCCAAGAACAAAACTCTTGAACTACAGGTTAGTAAAGGTGGCGATGACCTTATAGGGTTTATGTTTAGTTGGAGTATGCGACGGGATCATGCAGGACTAGACATTGAGGTTTCGCTGTTCCGCCGTTTTATCCTTATCTCATTCCATGACAACCGACACTGGAATGATAATACAAGCCGCTATATCAACTATGATGATCCAGAAGAAGTTAAGGAGTAATATGAATGAGATATCTTGTAGTAAATTTTTTAAGAAAAAATAACGGCAGAATTGATGAAATCGTTTCTGTTTCCAAAGACGTAACACCACGCGTCAAAGAAAATTCTAATGTCATTGTTGATTTTGGAACTAAGACTATCGTTAAGTCGGTAATTGAAGGTAAGGAACATGACGCTGATTTTGATAAACTTCGGGAATACTATTTGAAGATTTATCCTAATCTAATCGGTCAACTTGATAGGGAGGCTCCTATCACCATGGCTGAACAGAAAAGTGGTAAGAAGAAATGATTGAAAAGAATTAATTAAATAATTAAGTAACAGAACTCCTGTTAATTTTATTTTGCCCAATTCCAATTATTACTATTTTTTCTTTGCTTTTTAGATTTTTGCTGTCTTCTAAGTCGTTCTAAAAGTGCTCTTGTGGAACAATTATTTAATTTGGCAGCTTCAATTACGGATTCATATAAAGTTCCATCTGGACCAATACATGAATTTTTTGCTAAATTGGTTTTTTTACCACCAAAAAATCTTTTGTCCCATGGTCCTCTACCGAGAACATAATCTGCAGGTTGTGTCCCTTCACTAACATAGATGCAATTTTGCCCATTGTTATACCAACGCAGATTTTGTTCGTTTATGGCAGATTTTCCAAACATCGGATTCAATGGACCCTTTACTTTTTCTGCCATTTTCGGGTCTTTCATCGGGTTTAATTGTCCAGATGCAAAACCATCACCTTCTTCTGGTTTTAGGTTGGCCCATTCATCACTTTCAACGACGTTCCACAATTCGCTATAATAAAGGCCCCAATGCTTTAATTCTTCAACTGTCAGACACTCTTTAAGAATTTCAGTAGTGACATCATATCCGTATTTTTTGATATGAGGAATCCAATCATTACCTGATCCCTTATATTTATATGGGTTTTGGACAGTTTTCCCAAGATACTTTAATCCGGTTTTGTTGTGGGTTTTTTTGTATAGATAAATAGTCATGCTGATTGCTTCTTAATAGCGTTAGATAGGGTGGGGACTGCACTCCCGCGACCCTTATATAATGTATTTATTCTTCTCCATATAGTTTTAAAATATGTGTGATGATTTCATGTCTTCTAATATCTCTATTATCAAATGCGCAAAATGTCATTCCAGGAACAGTGTGTGATTGTGCGCGATATATAAGGTCCAACAATCCATTGTCTGGTGTTTTTCTATCTGCCTGCTTGGTATCGCCTGTAATGACTAACTTACTGCCCTCACCAATTCTAGTCATTATCATTTTCATCAGGTGTGGCGAGCAATTCTGCATTTCGTCACATATGATCCACGCATTTTTAAATGTTCTCCCTCTACAAAATGCCAAGGGGGCAATCTCGATTATTTGTTCCTTTATCATATATTCTAGTTCAGTGACACTATAATATTCACGCATAACATCAAACAACGGTCTTACCCAAGGTTCCATTTTTGCGTTTAAATCTCCTGGTAAAAATCCATGTTGTTCTGCGTCCGCAGCTACTGCTGGTCTTGTAAGTAATATTTTATCACAGTCTCCTTGTCTCATTGCTTTGATTGCTGCTAACATAGCAAGGTATGTCTTTCCGGTTCCCGCTGGCCCACTAACCACTACGATGTCTGTTTCAGGGTCTGTCAATGCGATGATATATTTTTCCTGATTTATGCTCTGAGGCACTAACTCTACTGGTTTAGTTTGCTTTTTGGGTTGGGATTGAGTGAAGTCAATAGTCTTTGATTCTTTAGTGTAAAATACTTTACCTTCAGTTTCTTGATATCTTCTTCCTGATCGGGTGTCTTTTTGTCTAAGGGCGCTTGTTTTGCGTTTAGTCACGTGGTTCTCCTAATTTGATACACCATTCTTGAAATACACTTGTATCTCAGACTTACTTAGAGCGGGAAAACGAGTAAACTATCGGCAAGTGTAATTTAGTTTGCTAAGATAAATACTAATCACATTTACACAAAGATGATAAATAGTCATAACAAAGTGGATTAATACTTAGATGAGCAGTCTTCCAGCAGATAAATTTTTCAACGATGTCAACTTCGTAAGTATTGTTGATACCATCAAAAATGTGTATATGAGTGATGGTGCAATGTCCACATTACTTGATTTTGAGAGATGCTTGGACGAAGCAGACCTATATGCATACAAAAATTGGATTATTGGCGAATTGGTGGATGGTCCCAAAGTAGGAAGATATTCATGTAAATGTATTTTTATGTGGCCATATAAACTTATGCCAGACCCAAGAGGCGCGCTGAGATTAGAGTCCGTGGGGTGTAAAGTTACTTTTGGTAAATCAGAAGTTGAAGTTCCAATAGAAGTCAAAGATTATGATGACTTCGTTCCGGGCACACGTTATCCAAAAATGCATAATAGAAAAGTTTGGTTTGTTGAAATTAGAATCCCAATTGAACTTATGAATGACATCAAGGAAGGATCAATTGACCTTGCTGACCAATCAATTGACTTGTCAGACATTGAAGATGCATACAATGAAGATTTAGACAAAATGGATTCACCAGAAAGTGGTCCCGATACCATGCAGGATGAAAATCAAAATGTAGGCGCGATGGGAATGCAGGTTTAATTATGGCTATTATCACTGAAAATTTAGATTTCATGGATATGGAAGGGCAAATAGCCGACAGAATATCAATTGATGAATACGCTGCAAAAATAGGCAGTGATGCTGATATTGTTACATTGGCTTTTATTGTTCATTCTGAATTGGCAGCAGATGATTTAGTAACATGGTTTGAACGCGGGTATGATTTTGTGCTTGATGCCAGCGTTAGCGATGGTGAAATTGAACCAGGCAAATATATGGTGTTTGTAGAAATGGATCGTAGAATGAAAGTTCCTGAGAGAATTTGTAATATTCTTTCTGATCTGGAAACCTTAACCGGATTTAAACTAAAAGATTGGACAGTTGATATACAAGGAGACGATTATGATGCGGACCCTGAAATTATTGCTAAAAAAATGATTCTCAATCCCAATGAATATAAAACTGCTCGTGAAACAGACGAGAAGTTAAATGAAATTCGCGAACTGGCAGGTATTGAGCCAATTACTGCCGGTCATACCAATGATGAATACATCAAAAATTTAAAAGCAATGGCAGGAATGTAATTACATGTCCGATAATCAAGATTTGTCCCAAGGAAACCCAACTACAGATAATTCCTTACAGAACGGTGCTCTTTCACCAACTCCTTCATTAAATGATCAATCAAATGGAGATGATGATGGAAATCCGGATGATGATGAGGATGTTTCTCCTAAGCCATCATCAGAGCCTGCTGCTTTAGCCAATAAAAATCAAGATGAGCACATGCAGATTGTTGGAAAAAACGATGAACATGTTGCATCAATGACTAGTGATCCGGATATGTTTCAACATATGCAACAAATGAATACCGCTTACAATCAAACATCTACCAGCATGGGCAGTGGCATGTCCGTTGGAATAGGCGTCACGCAATCAGGCATGGGCATGGGTGGTTCCATGGGTATGTCTGGTGGACTTGGTATGGGTGGTTCCATGGGTATGGGCGGCTCTATGGGCGGTGGACAGACAGGCATGGGGATGGGTGTAGTTGTTCAGGGCAACTTAACGGGCGCGGGCAATAATGCCGCACAAGGCGCTGACGTACTCGTTGCCAATACTAATGAAGACTGGATCAATAAAAAATGGCGTCCAGTAATGGGATGGATGTATATGGCAGTTTGCGTATTTGACTTTGTTATTGCGCCTATTTTGTGGTCAATAGTTCAGGCATACGCACATGGCGCTGTAAACGTACAGTGGCAACCACTTACCCTTCAAGGTGCTGGATTGTTTCATCTTTCTATGGGTGCGGTTCTTGGTATCGCTGCATATGGGCGTACTCAAGAAAAGATTCAAGGCGTATCAAATGCATCAACAACCACCTCAGCCTTAACCGGAATCACGCCTTCTGCTCCGCCAGCACCAACCGGTTTAACTAACCCAAGCATGCCAAACGGATTTGGTGGAATTCGTTAAAACATAATTGTTGACACTCAGTGCCTGATATGTTAGTATCTGAATATGGATCATTATAACACATTAGGCATTTCTCGTGATGCCACTTCGGAAGAAATCAAAAAAGCGTACCGCAAATTAGCAGTTCAACATCACCCCGATAAGCCGGGTGGTAATCTTGAAAAGTTTCAAGAAATTAGCAATGCATATGAAACATTAAGTGATCCTGCTAAAAAAGCATCATATGATAATCCCCAGCCTCAGTTTAATGGTGCACCGGGTGGATTTAATTTCCATACTAATGGCTTTAACGTTGATGATTTGTTCAGTCAGTTATTTGGTCACCAAATGCACCATGGTGCGGCGAGGCAACCACAGAAGCCAATGTATCGCACGAGAGTCACTGTGTCTCTCTTAGATGCATATAATGGTGCCGATCATTTCCTGCAGGCCGCAACACCTACTGGCACAAAACTCATCAATATAAAGGTTCCAAAAGGTGTTGACTCAGGACACCAAATGCGGTATGAGAATCTAATAGACGATGGAACTCTAATCGTTGAATTTATCGTGCAGCCAGATTTGCATTTTGATCGTAAAGGAAATGATCTTTATACAAATCTCTCGATATCAGTGCTTGATCTGATTGTAGGAACCTCTGTAGAGGTGAATACGATTGGTGGGAAGAAACTTGAAGTTGCTATTAGTCCAAGGACTCAGCCATATCAACAGATTAGAATACCCGGATATGGAATGCCTACACAAAATGGACAACATGGTGATCAAATTCTCTTGCTAAAACCGACAATTCCTGATATAATTGCCGATGATATTATTGAAAGTATCAAGCGCAACCAAACTAACTAAAGGATAACAAATTGCAAACCTCTCCAGAAATTGAAAATATTATTGAACGTGCAATTGAAAGCGCAAAGACCAGACAGCATCAATATTGCACCGTAGAACATTTGCTACTTGCGCTAATCACTCATCCTCCTTTCAAGAAGTGCTTGAACAGTTTCAACGTTGACACTGACCTCATGGTAGATGAAGTTGAAACATACATCAATTCTCTTCATGCAATTGAAACAAAAGACCCCAACTTTAGTCCACGCAAGACTAATACTCTTGAGCGCGTAATGAACCGTTCGGTTACGCAGGTTCTATTCAATGGTCGTCGTCAAGTAACTACTCTTGATTTGTATCTTTCTATTGCATCTGAAAACAATTCCCATGCCCACTACTTCTTGCTCAAGTATGGTGTTACTAAGAATGAATTTTTCCGTCATTGGGAAAAAACATACAAGGGTGGCGCAGGAAACACGAAACTCACCGAAACACAAGCCGACGAAATTCTTGAAGAATACACTACCAATCTTACTCAGCTTGCTCGTAATGAAAAGATTGAGCCGGTAATTGGTCGTGCTACTGAAATCAATGACATCATCAATGTGCTTGCAAAGCGTTTCAAGTCAAACGTGCTGATGGTCGGTGATCCGGGCGTAGGTAAGACTGCAATCGCAGAAGGAATCGCTCAGGCAATCGTTGATAAAAATGTTCCAGATTTCTTGCTGGATCATGACCTGTATTCTTTGGAAATCGGTTCTCTACTTGCTGGTTCTCGCTATCGCGGTGATTTTGAAGAAAAGATCAAGAACATTCTTGACGCACTAAACGTCAAGAAGAAAGCGATTCTTTTCATTGACGAGGCTCACACAATGCAGGGTGCAGGAAATGCTGGCAACGGTGGACCAGACTTTGCAAATATGATTAAGCCTGCAATCACCAAGGGAACTCTCAAGGTTATTGCTTCTACGACTTGGGAAGAATTTTACGAATCCTTTGAAAAGGATCGTGCTTTGATGCGCCGATTCTATCGCGTTAGCATTGATGAACCTTCGCAGGATTCAACTATTCGCATTTTGAGCGGACTTGCAACTCGTCTAAATGAATTTCACAATGTGGAAATCACTTCAGATGCAATTGAAGCCGCAGTTGATAGTTCTGCTCGTTATATCCATGATCGTAAGAACCCTGACAAGTCTATTGATCTTATTGATGCTGCTTGCGCCAAGCAGAAGGTCCTTGGTAATGACGGTGCTGTTATTACTAAGCAAATGATCCATGAGCAAGTTGAAAAGTTTACTGGTGTTCCTGCTGATAAACTCAGTGGTGACAACTTTGATCGTATTCAGAATCTTGAATTGAATGTCAAGAACAAGCTCTATGGTCAGGACCAAACTGTCAATGATGTTCTTGAGCGCGTGTATGTTTCTTTTGCTGGCATCGGCAATGAAAAGAAGCCAATTGCAAGTTTCTTGTTTTTGGGACCAACGGGTACCGGTAAGACTGAACTTGCAAAATTGCTTTCTTCCAATCTGGATATGCCACTTCATAAGTATGACATGTCCGAATATTCTGAGAAGCACAGTGTAAGCAGTTTGATTGGTCCTCCTCCGGGATATGTGGGTTTCAGTGACTCACAGGTTCAGGGTGGACGCCTGATTTCAGACTTGAGTAAGAATCCACATTCAATTCTGCTGTTTGATGAAGTTGAAAAGGCGCATCCTGACATCTTTAATATTTTCTTGCAGATGCTTGATGAAGGTCGGATTACTGGATCAAACGGTAAGGAAGTATCATGTAAGAATACTATCATCATTCTTACTTCCAATCTGGGGTCGGCTGATAATGAGCGAAACAACATCGGTTTCGGTACTCTTGAGAAGTCCGGAGAAGACGACAAGGCGCTCAAGCAGTTCTTCAAGCCTGAATTCCGCAATCGTCTTGATATGGTTTGCAAGTTCAACAAACTTGATAATCTGTCAATCAAAAAGATCGTTGTAAAGTTCTTGGAAGATGTGAAGAAGCCTCTGTTGGAAAAGCACAACATTACTCTCAACCTAAGTGAGCCGGTCATTGACTATCTGGCTGCACAGGGTTATGACAGTAAGATGGGTGCTCGCCCACTTAGTCGTAAAATTGACGAACTCATTCGCGTTCCGCTTTCAAAGAAGATTCTTTTTGAACGTATCAGCAATGCGAATGTGATGGCGACTCTTGTAGATAATCAGATTGTTTTCTCCATGACTGAAAAGCAATCTGCCCATATTAATGAGGATGGAATAATTGAAGTTCAGTCTTGAAGAACGTGCTACCCTGTACTATAACAAACATAAGTACAGGGTAGCAATATCCGAAAAATGTTTGCGCCATGTGTATTATGCTAAGAGCTTAAGAGGATTTAAGAAGAGTTTAGCCGAGTATATTAAATATGTTGAGGAGAGTCCATTTGCTACTGATCGTGACTTTTCCCTCACTCAAAAGCAATACAGAAAAATAAGTAAAATTATTAAATTTAGAAACAATTTTGCAAAATTGGAAAACACTTCCATTCGTCATTATAATGACACAATGAGTTTCTATTGTGATGATCCTACTTTTTTTGATCCAATAAAAGAGTTCAGTCCGGATGCAACAATTACTGAAGTTAAGTTACTTCCATCAGGTATTAAATATTTCTCAAAAGAACCAAAAAATAAGTATAGGCTGTTCTTTAAGAATAAGCAAGTTGACGCTATAACTATTTCTGATCTGATAGAGTATTTTAATAAAAATAAGGATATAACTCCATCCAAATCTTTGAGCGGATGGTTGTTCTATCAAAGCCAAACATATTATTACAAGTATATCAGAGATTGTTTTTTTATTGATTATAATGATGAATCTACGTTAACAATCATGCATCTGTTATTTACTGGAATAATAGGCAAATCATTCAAATTGGAAAAGCGACCATCGTAAGATAAATACTCCATATATTTGGAGTATTTCATGGCAAAGATGGTTGAAAATGTTCTCGTAATCAAACTTAGTAAGCTGATCAGAGACAATGAAGATGCATCAGACATCTTAAATAACGAAGTTCTGACAGCACTTGAACAAGTAACACAAGAACTGGTCGGTGCTGGTGTTCTGGTGGAAGTGGAAACGGCGTAATGGCACAGTCAACCACTCTCATACTGCTTCCACAGACTCCTTATGATAATCCGGGCAACGGTGCCCCTTATACTGTTACCGGTGAATATGTTCCAGCAGCATCATATTATCTTGGTAACCAAGATTTACAAACCGTCAATATTAGTTTGACAGACTGCACCGGTAATATTGTCATTGAGGCAACACTTGCCACTACCCCACAAGAAATTGATTGGTTCAGTGTATATGAACTTGACGCAAATGCGAATGCAGCATCAAACTCTGCACCACAAATCGCATCTAATGCTTCAATATACACTAATATACAAGGAAACTTTGTGTTCATGAGAGCCGCAGTTTACGATTTCCAAGGCGGCGGCGTGAACTATATCAAGCTGTCATATTGAACGGAATTAATTAAATGAAAATAGTAGCAGTCATGCCTGGCAGATATCATCCCTTTCATAAAGGTCATGCAGCAAGCTTCAAACAACTTGCTGAGAAATTTGGATTGCCCAATACACTTTTAGCAATTTCGGCTAAGCAAGAGCAGCCAAATAGCCCATTTATGCCACAAGACAGAGCCAAGATGGCGCAGCATCTTGGAATCCCATCAGAAAATATTATTATCGTCCGCAATCCATATAGTGCTACAGAGTATGCAGATCATCTTGCAAGCAAAGGAATAGACCCAACAAAGACTGCATTGGTATTTGGAGTAAGTGCTAAGGACATGGAGGATGATCCGCGTTTTTCATTTAAACCTACTAAGAGCGGCAAGCCAAGTTATTTTCAGCCGTATTCTAAAGAAGCATTGGAAAATATGCAACCAATGACGAAAGGTGAACCGGGAACTGGTCATGCATACGTGATGACTACCAATGTTCAAGAGTTTCCTATTGCTGGAAAAACTATGCGCGATGCAAGTGCCATTCGTAAAGCATATGCGGGAGCTAAGCAACAGAAGAAAATGCGTATCCTTCGTGATCTATATGGCGATTCAGCGGAACAAATGAAGCAAACTTTTGACAACAATTTACAAATCACAGAGAGTATTGCCGCACTTGTCAATAAGATAAAACCATTGATTAGTGAAGCCACCCTTGAACAAAAAGAAAAGTTTGTGCAGTTACTCAGTGAAGCAAAGAAGGCTATTATAGCTACAGCCGATGATACTGTAGATGAAGCGGCAAATGCTGCTCAACAGGCTGCTATTGCCATTAATATGAAGAAGCATCATAAGAAGCCAAAAAAGACCAGCGAATCCAAAATGATGGAATCTCTTGGCGATGGCTTCTATTTAATTGATGAGTCAGAAGTTGTATTCCTTTCAAAAGCAGATGAAGTCGTTAATGCGAAAAAAAATATTGATGAAACTGCAGATTATTTGACAGAAAAATAATTTCACCCCCTCTTCGCGGTGTAAATATCATTATAGTTTACAACAAAGAAGAGGACTACATGGCACGTAAACCAACAAATAAAACTAAAAATATCGCACCTAATGGTGAAGAACGCACTGTTCCCGTTGAACAGGTTCATGCAATTGCTGAACAGGCTGCACAAGAACAACAGCAGCCACAAGAAGGGCAGATTCAAGTAAACGTTGACTACCTTCGCACTACCAAGGTTCACATTGCAATGCCATGTTATGGCGGCATGTTAACTGAATCAACTTTCATGTCGTTTATCAAGTGGGCAAATACTGCTCGCCAGTTAGGTATTGACTGGACACTTGAAACGATGGTAAACGAATCACTTATCAGCAGAGCAAGAAACACTCTCACTGCTAAGTTCCTTGACATGCCTGACGCAACACACTTGTTCTTCGTTGATGCGGATATTGGATGGGAGCCATGGCACCTATTAGTTCTTATTAATCGTGACGTTGATGTTATCGGCGGATTGTATCCAATGAAGACTATGCCTATCAAGTGGGTAGTAAATGGATTTGAAGGCGCAGAAGAAGGTCCAGATGGACTACAGGAAGTTTCTAAGGCTGGAACCGGGTTCCTTCTTATGAAGAAGCATGTATTTGAAAAACTCAATTCACATCCTGCAGTCAAGCAGTATAAGAATGATATCGGTCTTGACCCAAAGTATGACCAGTATTTGAAGACTTATTTTGATACTGCTGTTCGTCAGAATCGCTACTATTCGGAAGACTGGACATTCTGTGAAAATTGGCGCGACATTGGTGGAAAGATTTATGTTGACAAGCGTGTGCTTCTTCGTCACTCCGGTTCATATGTATTCTGCATGGAAAATCAGGAACATCTGCTCAATACGGTTGGTCCAATGTATGTTGAATCATTAAAGGCAAAGGCAGCAATTGAGGCACAGGTGGCAACCATTTCATCACCTGAAGATGTCGCAGCCGCTGCAATGTCAGCCGCAGGAATTAATCCTTCTGCATAATACTTATTTTTTGAATAGTGTAAAAATTGAGACCTCAGAAATGGGGTCTCTTTTTTTGTATGGGATAAATACTCTATAATTAAGGGTCTTAATAATGAAAATCAAAGATATTTGTGAATCAACATGCGCAGGTGGAATTGCTCCAGTAGCGATGCCAATGACTACACAAAAACGCACAAAAGAATCGGTAGACGTTAATGGCTTACAGCCTGCCGAAAAGGTGATGAAGGGCAAAGCTAAGAAAAAAGGTCCTTATATGAACTCAATTAGTGAATCAAAAAAGGTTTCTGAGGCACACCTTGATGAGGAAGATGTAATCATGATTCCAGGCCAAGGTCGCTCAATGAAAACTGGATTTGTTGCACATGATCCTGATCGTGCAGAGCATGAAGGTGAAACTCTTAAGAATAGCCTACGCACAATTGTTCGTTTGTCTTCTGAATTGGAAAAGCGTTTATCTGATAAAGATCAATTCCCTGAATGGGTATCAGAAAAGGTCGGCGGAATCAAGGCGATGATGACAAGTGTGATGCAATATCTTGCAAGTCAACAGGATGCCGGTAAACCTTTTGAAACGAAGAAGATTCCGAATGGCGGGACTATTGCTGGTGGTATTGCCGCAGAGAATAAGAACAATCTACGTAAACGTAACGACAGTAAGAAAAATACACTCGGTCTTCAATGGGGTGACATTCCAACCGAAATCGCTAATATGGACAAAAAAATTAATTTTTATGAGTCATATGTAGTAAACGATGGAAAACTATTTGAAACTAACGAAACATCTAACTTAGATGCATTCGATAAACTAAATGACCTTGCGGAGGCTAACCCAACTGTTGGTAACAAATATTTAATCATCGGTCTTTACCTATTGAATGATCAATTGGAAATATCACAATATCCAGAAATGTGTGAATTGCTATCAAAAACTTCCAACTCATTTAAAGTTAAACTTGGAAATGATAATAGAGTAGTAGAATTCCCATCAAAAACAATGTCAAAAGTAATGCCAGTAGTAACACTTCTATTTAAAAATGTTGGCGACTATGATAAAATGAGATCATATGTCAGTATTAAATTTGACGGTGACTCACTGCCAGCGTTCACTAATGATGTTGTAGAAGGCGCAAAAGTTGATCGCATGGCAAAGCATATTGCTAAGTCGGAACGCGAAGCAGGTAAATCTAAGGACAAGGCAGAAAATATTGCTTGGGCAACATTAAATAAGCGTGGAATGTTAAACAACAAAAACCACAAAAAAGGCAAATAATCCATGAGTTCTGTAATGAAGGGCATCATTGATGAAGAAGACATTGATGAAGTCAATCTTAATAGTTATAAGAAAAAAGAACGATTTGATTCTTATGTATTAGGAAAACGCCCACCAAAAGAAGCAAAATTAATAGGGGAAATAGGAAATAATTTTCCTGTCTATAGATATGCGGATGAATATGGTGAAAATGAATTCTTCGTTACCTCACCTAAATCAGGTAAAACTGTAATATTTCTTAGTACTGAAGTGCCATCCAGTGCCAAAAACGTGCATAAAATTAATATAGTAGTGGCAAGTGATAAATCTCCCGGCGTAGATAAGCTATATCGTTTTCTGGTATTAAAAAAAGATTTGGTGCTGGTAGGTGATGATCAATCTGAGGGTGCCAGAAAAGTATGGAAAAAAGCCACCAGACATCCCGGAATTAATGTGCATGGATTTAATCCAAAAACAGGCAATGCATTCCATCTTCGTGCATCCGACGAAGAAGGCTATTCAAATGCCACAGAAAGAGATAAATGGCGCGCAGATAAAAAGAACGCTTATGGTTCTGGACTTGAACCGGACAAACTACTGAAATATGACTCAGAAATTGATAATTTAATAGATGTGGGGAATTCCCAAATTGTTATGCACAAGCGTGACAAGAACATGACCAAAGAAAGTATTGAATCATTGTTGCGTCCTTTGTGTGAGCACAAAATACGTCGCAGAAGTTCAATTCTTAAGGGAATTGTCGGAGAAGATTCAGACATGCAGTTTGCCGCTGAAAAGACGCCAGCAGTTAATCCTTATGGTGGAAAAAAAGATAGGCAATTTAGAGGTGCCATCAGCGAAATGCCAGATACTTCTGGTCCAGTAGGAACACAAGATGGTGGATGGCGTCAAGTTAAATTAAAGCCTGCTGGTCAACTTGATGAATCTGATGTTCCTAAATGGTTAGAACTTGATCATCTGGGTTCTATGGAAAATAAATTACAGTATTACGAAGCATATGCTAAAAATAAAGGTAATGTTCTTGAATCAAACGAGGATGATTACATTGATTCATTCGTGAGTCTGGCTAATATGGGAGATTCCCCGGACATTAACTCTGAATGCATCATGATATCATTTTTACTTCTAAACAATAAACTCAGTTTGATGCATCGTCCAGAATTAGTAAAGCTATTAAAAGTTGATTCAGGAAAATACACTGTAAAATTAATGGACCAAGACAATAGAGTTGTAGAATTTCCAATTAATAGCAATTCCGCAATAGCGCCTATCATAACACTTCTGTGCTCATCTACTGATACGTATGATAAAATACGAACATACGTAGAATTACGTTTTGACCTATCGTTACCGGACTATATCAATGAGGACACTTCATATGGTGGTGGCGGTGGACAAGGTGGTTATGCTGGACAGTCCTATCGTAAGTTCAGACCAAAAATGGCCGGGACTCATATGAAAAAAGAAAGTGCGATTCTGAAAGGAATTCAGATGTGAGAGCATTTGAGTTTCTGACAGAAGATCAGACAACCACTATTCAATATCATATTGGC